GTGCCGCCATCGGGCCTGCTCATCCTACGGGACGGCGAGCCGGGCGAGCCGGAGATGACCATGGGTCCGCTTACCTGGCACTACGAGCACCGCGTGGAGGCCGAGATCTATCTGTCAGGCGACCCGCAGACGCGGACCCTGCGGTTCGACGCGCTGCGTGGAGCACTCGGCAGCGCCATCGCGGCTGACCGTACGCTGGGCGGGCTCTGCGAGTGGGTCGAGGCGGAGGCAGCCTCGACCGAGGATCTGCCAGTCGAGGGCGGCCTGGCGATCACGGCCGCCTCGTTCCCGATCCGGCTGCATTACGCCGCCACCGATCCGCTGGGCTGATCCGGCCCGGCGTCTTCCAAAAGGATCCCAACATGGCACGAGCAAAGGGAAGCCGCGCGCAGGTCGCGGTCGGCTTCGAGACGATCTATGGCACGCCGCCTGCGGCCGGCAAGTTCTGGCGCATGCCGTTTTCGCGCGAGGACGTTGGCGGCACGCGGGGCCTGCTGGCCTCCAATCTGCTCGGCTTTGGCCGCGATGAGCAGGACCCGGTTCTCGACGGCCAGGTGGTCGATGGCGGAGCAACCATCCCGGTTGACAAGCGCGCGTTCGGTGTCTGGCTTAAGGGCCTCCTCGGTGCGCCTACCACCACCGGCACCGGACCCTACACGCATGTCTACAAGTCGGGTGCGCAAATGCTCCCCTCAATGTCGATCGAGATCGGTATGCCGGAGGTGCCCTCCTTCGCCATGAACAAGGGCGCGCGTGTCAATACGCTTGGGATCGAGATGCGTCCGCGTGGCCTCATCGACGCGACCGTGGCGGTGCTGGCCAAGGGCGAGGTCAAGGCGCCGGCAACGGCGATCGGCACCCCCGTCGATTTCGAAGTAGAACGGTTCTCGTCCTTCTCCGGCTCGGTCAAGCGCGACGGCGGAGTGCTCGCGAACGTGGTCGGCGCGTCCTTCAACTACTCGAACAATCTCGAAAGCGTCGAGACCATCCGAGACGATGGCGAGATCGAGGACATCGATCCTGGAATGTCCCAGCTGCGCGGCTCGATTACGGTTCGCTACGCCTCGCGCGACCTGATGGATCTCGCCGAGGCCGCCACGCCGATCGAGCTTGAGCTTGGCTATCGCGTCAGTGCGTCCGAGGCCTTCACGCTGATCGCGCACCGGGTGTTCCTGCCTAAACCGAAGGTCTCGATCGACGGCCCGGGCGGCATCCAGGCCGAGTACCAGTGGCAGGCATCGCGCGACGCCACCGAGGGCGTCTCCGCAACCTTCACCCTCGTCAATGACATCTCCAGCTACAGCCTCTGAGAAGCCCGCGCCCATGATCCGTCTGAACCTTTCCTCAAAGGGCCCCAGCTGGCTCGAACTCGGCCTTGGCGTACGGGTCCAGGTCCAGCCCCTGACCTCGGTGCTCGTGGGTGCGGCCAGCTCGGATCCGCGCGTCACGTCGCTTTCGCCCGACGCCTCGGCCGAGGAGCGCTCGGTGGCTATGGCCAAGGCCATCGGCGTTCGGGCGATTCTCGATTGGGAGGGTGTGGTCGACGAAGACGACTCGGCGATGCCGGTCTCGCCCGAGGCGGTCGATGCGCTCATGGATTTCTATCCTGCCTTTGAGGCCTTCCAAGTCGGCTATGTCGCTGCGGCGATGCAGCTGCATCTCGAAAAAAAAGGCTCTGCGCCCTCGCCGAATGGTGGTTCGGCGGGGGCGCGGCGTACTGCGACGCCTGCACCGCGCCGTGCGAAGGCTGCCCGCAAGTCGAAAGCCGCCCACTGACCATCGAAGGCGAGGGGGTCTGGCAGCTGGTGCTGCGCATCGGTGGTCAGCTGCGGGTCTCTGACGGACGGGTGCTGGGCTACGATCTCGGCGCCGCGCTGGCGCTGGGGTCCGCACTCGGCGTCTGTCGGGTGGCGACGGCGGAGCTGCTGCCGGCCATCGAGCGGGTCGTAGTTCTCAAGATGAATGAACAGTCCGGGACGGGCGACGAGGGAGGGAGCGATTAATGACCGAGCGCCGCGTATCTGTTCGCTTGGCCGCGACCGGGGGACAGCAGCTGAAGGCCGAGCTCGTCGAAATCGGGCAAGCGGGAAGCCGGGCCCTCGACACCATCGGGCCGGCGGCGAATGCCGCGTCGCATGGCCTCGACGGCGTTGGGCAGTCGAGCAGGGCCGCTCTGCAGCAGATGGATGCGTTGGCGGCACGGGCGACCCGGATCGCATCAATCATGCGGGCGACCGGCATGCACGACGGTTCGATCATGGATCGCGTGAACGCGGCAACGGGAGTCAATTCCGCCGTGGCACGTTCACAGACGGACATTGATGCCTATGGTCAGGCTCTCGATGACGTCAGGGCGAAGTACAACCCGCTCTATGCTGAGATTCAGCGCTACCGCGATGTTTTGGGCGAGATACGACAGGCGCACGCTACGGGCGCGATTTCCGCCGACGAGATGGCCCAGGCAATCTCGCGTGAACGGCAGGCGAGTTTGGCCTCGATCGCCGCGCTGAAAGGGCGCACCGGGGCGATCGACCAGGTGTCTCGCGCCTCGCGCCGCGCCGCGTTACGCCTGACCCAGCTCGGTTACCAGTTCAACGACGTCGGCGTGTCGATCGCCGGGGGGATGAATCCATTCGTTGTCCTGGCCCAGCAAGGTACCCAGATCGCACAGATTTACGGGGACGGGCAGGGCGGCGTTCGCCAAGCGTTTCGGGACACCGGATCTATGATTGCCGGCGTGGTGGGGCGTTTTCCGCTGCTGACGGCCGCGATCGCCGTTGGCACGCTCGCGATCTTCGGGATGCGCGACGCCATCAACGAGACCTCCGACATGACCGTGACCATGGGCGACACCGCCTTGGCGGTGTGGCAGGTCATCAGCGAGGGGCTGTGGGATATCCTGAAGCCGGCCGTGGACGCGATCGCCCCGTGGTTTGAGGCGGCGTGGAACGCGGTTGTCGATATCACCGTGCTCGCGGGTAATGCGCTGATCAACGCCACCCTCGTCACGGCCGATGGCATCGCCACGACCATCGGCGTTCTCCCGGGCGTGTTCGAGTCCGTGTTCGCCTTGGCCGGCGCGGCGGCTCTGAGCAAGCTGCATGACATGCTGTGGTACGCTGGCGAGGCGCTTAACAAGTTCGCCCGAATGGTGAACGACACTTTCGGCGCCAACCTCAACACCGCCAATTTCGAGACGCAGCTGAGCTGGCTGTCGGACAAGTCGGGCGTGTTGTCCAGGGCGGGGCATGATGCCCAGACGGCCGGTCAAGACGCTATCGGCGACTTCTTCGCCCGTGCGCAGGCGCAGCTGGACGAGGATCCCTTGGGCGGCTTCTTCGATGCCGTCTCGGCGCGCGCCGGGGACAATGCCCGGCGTCGCCGCGAGGAGGAGGAAAAGGGCAAAGGCGGCAAGGGGCGGGGTGGTCGTTCCCGCAAGAGCCCGGCCGAGAAGGAGCTCGAGGAGGTGGAAGAGCTCGAGACCGGCTGGGCGGCCGTTCTCGGCAAGCTGGACGAGTACTGGAAGGAAGCGCAGGACATCGGCCCGGCGGTCGGCGACGTGCTCGTCTCGACCTTTAAGAGTGCAGAGGATGCGCTTGGCGATTTCCTGAAGACCGGCAAATTCGGCTTCCGCGACCTGATCGACTCGTTCCTGATCGACATCGCGAAGCTGTCCTTCCGGCAGAACATCCTTGGGCCCTTGGCAAAGAGCCTTTCTGGCGGCCTCGACACGCTGATCGGCGGCGGCCTCAACATCCTGTTTCCGCTCAACTCGACCGGCACCGGTACGCTCGGCCTGCCGAGCTTCGACGGCGGCGGCTACACCGGCAACGGCCCGCGAGCCGGCGGCCTCGACGGGCGCGGCGGATTTCTGGCGATGCTGCACCCGGACGAGGACGTGGTCGACCGCACGCGCGGCCGCCGTGGCGTCCGCGCCGCGCCGATCATCAACATCTCCCTGAACGGGGCGGCGGGTAACTCCGAGATCCGCTCGATGATCACTGCCGGCGTGCAGGAGGGTTTGCGGACCTACGACCGGCAGCAGCTGCCGCAGAGCGTCGATCGCGTCTCGCGCCGCCCGCGCGTAAACGCTGGCTGATGAGAATCCCATGGCACTGACTTTCCCTCTGCTGCTGGCGCAGTTCTTCGGCCCGGCCGCGGTCACCGAGGCGACCTTCCACCTCGCGCCGGCGGTCAAGCAGAACCGAACCCGGGGCGGAAACATCATCCGCACCGGCTATGCGACCCGGCTCTGGCAGGGCACGGTCGCGATCTCCGCGCGCAACCATGCGGCCGTGGCCGCGATCGAGGCCAAGGCGGATTGGCTGCTCGAGGCGAACGGATCGTTCCTGGTCACCCCAAAGCATCTGCCGGCGACCGGCGCGCCCACCGGGACGATCAACTCGACCAACGGCCGCACGCAGATGTCCTTCGCCGGCCTGCCGGCTGGGTATGTGATCCCGGCCGGGTCCTTCTTCGGGACTTCCAAGCCGGTGAGCGGTCGCACCGTGCGGCACATGCACCGGGTGCTCGAGGGTGCCGTCGCCAACGCCTCGGGCATCACCCCGACCGTCTCGATCCTGGCGCCGCTCGAGCTGCACGAGGTCGCGGGCGACACCGTCTGGCTGGCGGGGCCAGTGATCGAGGCGGTCGTGGCAACCGATGACTATTCGCCGATCAAGGCGGCCGGGGCGATCTCGGACGGCCTCTCCTTTCGCTGGGTGCAGAAGCTATGACGTGGAATTCTCTTGCGCAGGCGCATCTCGACGCGGGCAAGGACATCGACCAGCGTTGGCTGATCTGGGTCGAGGCCGAGCGGCGCGACACCGGCGCGGCCGAGCCCATGGGGCTGTGGACCGGCGGCATGTCTCGGACCCTGACTGTCGAGGGCCAGTCGCGGCTCTATCACGGGGGGCAGGGCGGCATCGAGATCCCGAGCTTCCGGCATACGCCGGGCACGGCCGCGCTCGAGGAGGAGATCGTGTTCGCGGTCACCCCGGAGGCCGAGGTGCTCACCCGCAACTATCACGTCCGGTACCGGCCGATCGATGTGCACATCGCGCTGTTCGATCCTGCAAATGGGGACCTTATCGACATCCGGCGCGAGTTCGTCGGCGTTGTCACCGGCGCGCCGCAGTTCTCGCCCCCGATCAACGGCACGGCGACGCTGTCCCTGTCGGTCATGTCATCGGCTTTCGCCGGGATGATCACCTCCAATGCAATGAAGTCGAACCAGTCGCAGCTGGAGCGGGCGCCGGGCGACTATTTCCGGCGCTATGGCGACTCCGGTACCAACGCGGCCGACCCGTGGGGGACCTCGCGATGACTGACCATCCTCGTCTGCCGGATTGGCAGTCGCGCCTCGGGGTCTACCTCGGCGAGGTCCAAGGCCGGCCTTTCCGCT